AACAACCTGCACGCAACCGAAGCCGGAAAGGCATTCTGGGAAAGTATCAAGCCGTGAGCGGGGAAATACTCGGGGGAGTGCGCAAGGCTTATGCCTCCAAGGGCGACGACGCAACGCTATCACGCTTCGTGAAGATCCCCGGCGCAAGGAAGCACCCCAACCGCCAGCCGCACCTGCCAGGAATGGAGACGGACTATATCAGGGAAGGGCGCACGCGCTATTCCAAATCCGTGAAACCGGTTTCAGCCATGCGCAATCTGCTTGTCAGTGGCCACTCAAATATCAAGATTGGCCGCGACGTTCGGAAAGGAAAATTCCGTGGCTACTGGATTTATACACTGTCACTTGAAGAACGAAAAACGTGTCCTGCTTCATGCAAGCACTGGCAAACTTGCTATGGCAATAACACGCCCTTTGCCAAGCGAATTGACCATACCGATCCCGAATTCCTGCCAAGACTTGAAACCGAAATTGCGCGACTATGTAAAACCCATAAAAAAGGCGTCCTCATCCGACTGCATGCTCTCGGAGATTTCTATTCAGCGGAATATGTCTATTTCTGGCGTCGAATGCTCGAAAGACACACCGGCCTTGCAATTTTTGGCTACACGGCTCGCTTGCCGGGCCAATTCAATTTTATTGGGAATGCCGTTCGGAATATGAACCTGGATTTTCCGGATCGCAGCTTCATTCGCGTATCAAACGGCCCGGCACCAACCATGTCCACAATTTCGATCAAGGATGAAACGAGCAAGCACGACGGGGCATTCATCTGCCCCGAGCAATCAGGCAAGACACAGTGCTGTGCGACATGCGGCGCGTGTTGGGGCACAACCAAAAATGTCGCTTTCATGGAGCATTGAGAAATGAGGGCGACTGACGACGAAGCCGTTTTTCGGGACGCCTTCAACATGCTCTGTGGCAAGGAAATAGGCAGCGGGATCCATCGCACCGTTTTTGAATGCAAGATCCGGCCGGAACTCGTCGTTAAGGTTGAAAACGAGTGCTACCGCGAATTTGCCAATGTCAAAGAAATGGCTTTTTGGTGTGATCAGCAGCACTACAAAAAGGTTGCTGACTGGCTTGCACCATGTGAATTCTTGAGCCCTGATGGACGTATCTTGCTTCAAAAGCGTGCAGAGCCATTGGGCAGCAATGAGAAACTTCCAGTAACTGTGCCGTCCTGGATGACAGATATCAAGCGGGGCAATTTTGGGAGGATTGACGGGAAACTCGTTTGCATAGATTATGCATTCACACTGACTAACCCCAACATCAAACTGAAAAAGGCCAATTGGTGAGCGACGAAACCCGAACCGACATTACCCAACCGACGCGCGATCTCGCACGTCTGCCGATGATCTCGGCGGAAGCCTATCAGCACGTCGGCCGGTTCGCAGGCGCCCTTGTCATGTCCTGCTTTGAACAAATCGGCGGCTTGCCGCGCATGGCAGCATGGGCCGACACCAATCCAACCGATTTCTATACGAAGCTATTCCCCAAGATGATTTCGCGCTCGCAGCAAGTGGACGTCTCGGGCACGCTGACAATCGACGATGCGATTTCGCGGCTTGAGCACATGAACGCCATCGAAGGCGAATACACAGAAACCTACGATCTTTAGCAACGAACGGAGAACTCGCTATGACAGACGGAACAAAATACGGGGATGCCGTTGGCATCGAAAAGCGCCTTGTCTATTGGCGTCGGCAACTGTCTTTGGACAAACGATATCCCTGGGTGGGATCAGGATTGCTCGAAGATCTCGTTTGCGCAGCAAAACTACTCGGGGGCGACGTATCGGAATTCGAACGGCCGGCCGATAATTTGGAGTTTGATCTATGAGCATCAACCGTGCCCGCAAGGAAGCTTCAAAACGGCTCGGGCTTGCCCTTGAGCAGCGCTACCGCAACTTGGTGCTCGCAAATCCCCATGATCAGGACGAAGTGGCCCAAGCGGCCGTCGATCTCGGCCAGTGCTTCAATGACAATATCGAATTTGTCATTTGGGTGCTGAAAACCTACGGCGGCTTGATCCCGCCCGCGCCCGAGCAACTGAAAAAGGATATGAGCGCACCGCGTCAACCCCTGCCGCAGCTTCCTTCAACGCTGACGAATTTGTTGAAGTAATGGACCTGCAAGCGATAGCCAATGAATACCAGCTTTCCGTCGATGAAGTGCGGACGCGCTGGCTATCGCTCTATGTCGCCCGGTGGAAATCGGACTTCAAGCGCTTCGCGCGCGACTGCATCCGGATCCGGACAAAATCAGGCGACCTTGAACCCTTGGTGCTCAATGCCGCACAGATGATTTTGCACAACGCAGCGGAAGAACAGCTTTCCGAGCAGCAATGGGTGCGTATCGCCGGGCTCAAGGGACGGCGGCAGGGCTTTTCGACCTATGTTGCCGCTCGGGGCTATTGGCGGGCGACACTTTGGGATCGACAGAAGATCTATATCCTTTCGCACGAAATGGCATCATCGAACGTGCTGTTCGAAATGACCGATCTCATGCAGCAGAAGCATCCCTTCCCGCCACAGGTGGGCACCGACAACGCCAAGGAACTGGAATTCGTCAAGCGGGGATCCTCCTATCAGGTTGCGACGGCCGGACAGAAGGCAGGCGGGCGCGGCGGCGCTGTCACCTACTTCCACGGCTCGGAAGCCGCATGGTGGACGAACGCGCCGGACCATTTCGCGGCATCAGTGCAGGGCGTGGACGAAGTGCGTGGCGTTTGGGACGTGCTCTGGCGCGAGCCTGCCCGGCCGCTGCCTTTCGAGAAGGGCATAGGCGAGATCGTTGGATGGGTGAAAGCCCCGTCCGAAATCTGGCTGGAAACGACGTCAGCCGGACCGAACGGGGAATTCTACAAGCGCTATATGGACGCGCTGAAAGGCGTCGGGCGCTATCGAGCCGTGTTTGTGCCGTGGACTGCTTCGCCGGAATATTATGAGCACGGCGACTTTACCCCGTTGCAGGAAGCAGAGGAAGAAGGCGAGCTATCGGAAGCCGAATATCAGGAGCTTCACGGCTTGAGCAACGGACAGATGCTTTGGCGCCGGTCGAAGATCCACGAGCTAGGTTCGATGGGCAAGTTCCGCCAGGAATACCCAATCGACGTCACCGAAGCCTTTGCATCGGCCGATATCGAAGGCGTGTTTATCAAGCCTGCCTTGGTGCTGCGCGCACGCAAGCGCGTGATGGAGGATCCCGACGCGCCCTTGATCATTGGCGTGGATCCGGCCGGTAGTGGAGGCGACCGTTTTGCAGTCGCGTTCCGACGCGGCGACAAGATCACAAAAGTCATCCACCGCAACAAACTTGAGCATGACGAAGCGGTAGCGTGGCTTTCCCGGATTATCGACGAGTATGAACCCAACCGCATGTGCGTTGATCGCGGATCAATGGGCCAGAATATCGTTTCCGCGCTGCGGAACCTGAACCCGAAATATGCGCAAATCGTGAAAGGCGTCGATTTCGGCGGCACGTCACGCTTCAAGCAGGCCACACCGAAAAGGGCAGGCCCGTGGAACAAGCGCGCGGAAATGTATGGGGATTTCAAGCAGTGGCTCATTGAAGGTGGAGCAATTCCCGACGATGACGATCTTGCATCGGATATCAGCGGTCCCAAGGAAAAATTCCGGGCGAATAATGATTGGCTGCTTGAGAGCAAAACCGAAATGAAGGCCCGTGGACTGCGTTCCTCTGATCTTTCAGATGCTTGCGTGCTGACTTTTGCAACCCGTGAATGGTTTGATAGCTGGAAAAAGCCCGAAAAGCCCAAAAATTTCGCCTCTGGCGAAGCGATGGGAGAAATGATAGGACACAATGGCGGTCCTCCGATTGAGGACGATTGGAGCTACAGCGGCAGCACGGGCTGGATGGGCTGATTACAGGAGTTTTGGGGCATGGCGGGCATTCGGGACAATATTGCGAGCGAGGACCGCGAAATTCCGCGTAATCGTAAGAGAACATTGGCAGGCTTCGACAGCGAAGATGCTTTTCTCGATGACATGCG